ATTTATTATTTTTTATTAGCATCCTAAAAATTGAATAGGAATACCTGCAATATAAGATGGTTCTATATTTATTGGAGTAAGACTAGAGTTTGGTATAGTTCCAGTAAAAGTTCCTGTTGCAGTAGAATCTACAGTAAATGTATGAGAATGTTCTCCTTCTATAGAAAGCCATCCATTATTTACATCACAAGAATAATCATTAAATTCTATACTAAAATCTCCACAAAGACCATCTCTTGTTAAAGGATAATCACTATTACAACTTCCGCAAACATCTCCATCTGAAGATTTTGAAGCATGAGTATGTTTACCCTCTAATTCTGTTTCTCCTGTAAAATTTAAATCAAATTCTGCAGCTACATCAAAAGATAATGTAGGAATATTATTTGTTCCTAAAGTTACAGTATTAGATCCCCCTGTTGTACAGCATCCTGCACAATCATATTTTAAATATCTGCCACAAGCATTTATAGTACCATTTCTACCATCAGCAATAGCCCAACCATTTAATCCTGCAGAAGGCTTACCTAATCCAGTAGGAAAAAAATCACTAATATCTCCAAAATAAGGAAGAATAGTTTTTTTAGGAACAAATGCTCCTAATTGAAATGTTTTACTAGTAGGAGTTTCATTAACTGTAACTCCATTACAAGCTGTAACATTAATAGTTTTATTTGTAGGAGAATTATTTATTTGATTTTGTAAATTAGTTATTTGAATATTTAATGTTTGTAATTGAGTACAAAACGCAGATTCAGTATCTAAAATACTTTGTAATACTGTTAATAAAGAAGTTTTAGTTAAATTAATACAAGAACTATTTTCTACTAAACTTGACATATCTAATTGATTTTGGAGTATTCCAATACAATTATCAAACTTAGCAATTACAGATGTAAGTAATTCACCATTAGTAATAGTGTTACCATTACATATAACTAAATTAGGTCCAGAGTAATGAATTAATCCAGTATTGCTTTCTAAAGGGTTACAGTCTACACACATATTTTTTATTTAATTACTTTACAAACTTATGAATAAATTTTAAGTTTTTAATTAGTTTTTTCTATTAAATGAGTAATTGGTTTTAAGTCTAAACATTGAAGAGTAGTAAACACATCAAATTGGATATATTCATATTCAAATGTTTCAATATATAAATAAGATTCATTAGAAAAAATTTCATTAGTAATAGAATCATATTGAAAATTAAAAAATCCTAAGTAATTTGCTTTTTCTAATATTTCTAATACTTTTGCTACATCTGCTACAGTATTTAATTGACAATTTATCCATAAAGAATAAATATAAAATCCATCTGTATTAGGTATTGTAGGTAATTCAAATCTAAATTCTCTTGAAATATTAATAGTTTTAGTAATTGTTTTTACTATTAATTCTATTTTATTTCCTACAATTTTATTAAATCTTTTAATAGTTTTAATAGAACCATCTTCATTACTAGTACAACTAAAAAATAACTTACTCATTTCTGGTAAGTTAAAATTATTTTCTAATAATTGTTTTGTATGAATTAATTTTTGTAATTTATCTTTACAAGTTTTATACCCATAAGTTTCTGATCTACAAAAAGATTGTACTAACTTTGAAATTTCAGTATCTAATTTACACAATAAATCTTTATAAGTACTTAAAGTCATATATTTAGTTATTTACAACCACAATCAATATTTAATACTCCTAATTTATACTGAAGGCATACATTTATTTCTGTAGCAGTTTCTTTTTTGCAAAGACTAGCAGCAGACTTTAATCCTTCTCTATAAAGTTTTAATGTTTCAATATCTCTAGTTTGTTGAGTTAATTTACCTGTACAATCATTTTCATTACAACAATTATTTTGTAATAATTCTAAAGTTTTTTTATCAATAGTACAATCTAATTGACAAGTATTATAATAACAAAAAGTTTCTTTATTAACTACTAAAGGACTGTTAGGATTTATTTGTTGCTCTACAACTAATTCTAAAGTATAATATCCTTCTGCTATATCTTGTAGAAGTGCACTTATATTAGTTTGTTGGCCTAAATTTTTAGCATTTAAAGTAAGTTGTCCTTCAAATGGAATTAATATTTTTTTAGGTATAGTTTGACCAGGAATTAATACATTAACATAAGTAGAAACAATGTTTCCTAATGTTAAGTCATACTCAGAAGTATTATTAACATAAATATATTTGCAACTATGTTGACTAAATTCTAAATTTAAATTCATTTTATTGTGCTTTAAAGCTTTCGTATAAGTTTAATATTTCCTCTACAATTGGGTCTCTATGATTAGTTTTTAAAATTATTTTAGTATAATTCTTTAATTCTTTTTCTTGTAAAAAATCTAAAAATTTTATTCCTGAAGTAATTCCTCTACCTAAATCTATTTGATTAATATCTCCACATAGCATCATCTTACTTCCTTTACCTAATCTTTCCAGAACCATTTTTACCTGACTTTCAGTAGTATTTTGTGCTTCATCCACTATAATTACAGCTTCACAAAATGTACTACCTCTCATATAGGCAAAAGGTTTTATTTGTATAGACCCTTCTTTTATCATGCTATCTATTTTGTCTTTCTTATATAAAGAATAAAAATTTTGATAAATAGCTTGTACATAAGGATCTAATTTTTCTTCTAATCCTCCTGGCAAAAAGCCTAGTTTTTCTCCTGCTTCTACAGCAGGTCTTGTTATTATAATGTGCTTTACTTGCTTTTTAAAAAACAAATCTAAAGCTACTTGACAAGAAACTAAAGTTTTACCTGACCCTGCCTTTCCTGCAATATAAGTTATACTATTTTGAAGTATAATTGATTTTGCGTTTTTTTGTTCCTCATTTAAAGTAATTTGGAATTTTATATTTTTTTCTCTTTCATTTGCAAATTCTGGCATAAATTATTTTTCGTAAGATTTATTGCAAATATGAGAATTAATTTTAAGTTTACTAAATTAAAGTTTAATTATTTAATATTAAGGAATTATTGTACAGTTTTTAGTTAGCAATATAGTCTCTAAGTTTGTGCCTGTAATTAAATTTGGGTTTCCTGGAAAAAATGTAGTACAAGTAGAAGAAAAAGCAGTTTGAGCATTTGCCCAAGGTTCACTAGCTGTATATCCCGCAGTTGTCATTTGGTTACTACTTAAATTTAAATTAATTAAACTTGTTGGCAATATAATTGAAGGATTAAATGTTACTATATCATTATTATCTAATCTTAACTCTAATAAATTAGTCGGCAAGGCAATTGTTGGATTAAATGTTATAATTTGATTATTAATTAAATATAAATATTTTACACTATTTGGTAAAGCAATTGAAGGATTAAATGTTACTATAGTATTATCATTTAAACTTAAAGTTTGTAAACTACTTGGTAAAGCAATTGAAGGATTAAAACTTGTTATACTATTATTATTTAAATTTAAAAATGTTAAACTATTTGGTAATGCAATTGTTGGATTAAAAGTTGTTATATTATTATTATTTAATAATATTGTTAGTAATCCTGAAGGCAATGCAACTAGAGGGTTAAAAGTTACAATTTGATTAAAATCTAATCTTAATTGTGTTAAATTACTTGGCAAAGCAATACTAGGGCTAAATGTTACAATTTGATTGTTATTTAATCTTATTTGTGTTAAACTACTATTAAATCCTCCTATCTTATTTACTAAAGTAACATTTTTATTAGATAAATTAAGCATACCTACTCCTGCAACAGTTATATCTGCTTTTACTCTGTTTCCAGTTAAATTAAAATAATTTATTACTACAGAAGTAGCACCTATACTAGTTAACCAATTTTGAAAAGTAGTTTGATCTGTAACTCCTGCACCAACACTTGCCCAGTTTGCTGTTATATCAAAATTAGTAAAAGGTTCTGGAGGCACTACAGGTGCACAACAATCTAATAGTTCACAACAAGTAAGAACTTTAATTATTATATTAGTAAAGTTAATAGTTTCAACAGTTTGTTTTGGTCTAATTACATCTGTAGTTATCCACCATTGACTTTGGTTATTAGAACACAAGGTTGTATTTGCACAACAATTATAAACATCTAAAACTAATTTGTTTAAAGACTGCCAATTAGCCCCTGGTTTTTTTCTACTATAAATTAAAGCAGATTTTCTTACAAAGTAATCTGCTTGTTTGTCACAGCAAGGAATATTAAAACAAGCAAATATGTCTGAAATTAATTTTGACATATTAACAAAAGCCCCTTGGTTAACAAGTTTATGCTGTCCTTTGTAAATTGTCTCTGAAATGATATTAATTTTTTTCATGTATTTTTATTTATTTATTTTTAGAATCTTATTTGTTTATGTTCTCCACTAACTCTACAGTTAATAATTCCTGTAAATACATTTTCAGATTTCTCAGAAAAGTCAGCAGAAATTAATTGATAAATATCTTCTTCTTTTAATTCAGGCTTTAAAGAAGTGTAAAGTGTATTTAACTTTTCAGTCAATTCAGAAGATACTGCTCCTTCTCTTGATTCTTTAATCTCTGCTATTAATTCAGATTTAGCTTCTGCATCTGTTTCTTTAGTAGACTTTAATAACTCTATTTGAGTTTCTGTTAATTCTACAGGTAATAATTCTATCCAAGTTCCTTCTATTATTGATTGATAATTTTTCATATTTTTATTTGTTTTTTATGTTATTGATTATTAGGGTTTCCATTTCCATCTACACAGTAATAAGTTCTTCCACTACCTGATACGGTTGCAAATGTACCTAATGTTATACGACAATAAAATAATTTTCCTGATAATGTTCCCATTAAATTTGCACCAAATGAATATTCCCCTCCTACACAAGAAGTAAATATTCCTGATGATGTTCCGTTACCTCCAAATGAATCAATTCCTGCTGTGCAATTTGTAAAAGTTCCTAAAGACGTTATTCCAAATGAATAATCTACACCTGTACAATTAGTAAACACCCCACTTGCTGTGCCACCGCCACCAAATGAATTATCTCTACCTGTGCAGTTAGTGAACGTGCCACTTGCTATGCCGTTACCACCAAATGAATTATCTACACCTGTGCAACTAGTGAAAGTGCCACTTGCTTGGCCGCCATCGCCACCAAATGAATTCTTTTCACCTGTGCAATTAGTAAACACACCACTCGCAGTGCCACTGCCACCGCCACCAAATGAAAACTTTCCACCTGTGCAACTATTAAACGTGCCACTTGCTATGCCGCCACCACCAAATGAATTCTCTCCACCTGTGCAGTTTTCAACCCTTAATAAATTTAATGAATTTGCTATAGTAAAGTTTAATGTTCCAACATCTACACCTTTGACAAATACATCATTTGCAGTTATCTCTATTGTATTTGAGCCGTTAAATACTATACTTTTATTTCCATCTAATGAAACTAAGTCAATGTATTGTGTACTCATTACAAAATTAGCAGTGCTAAAATTATAATTTCCTGGTGCAGCAATTATAGTAATTCTATTTGTTATACTTGGAGACATACCCTGAGCAGTAACATAAGCTGCTTGTAGCTCTGCTGCATTTTGTACATCTGTACCATTTGCTGCCACATAAACATATTGAGTTCCTTCTAGTCCTCCTCCAAAAAGGGTTCCTAATTCTTCTACAGTTATTTTATCTGTAGAATCTGCACCTACTCTTACAATAGGTAAAATATCCACTGCTGGATTTATTTGATTTCCTAATACATTAGGAAGTTGAGTTATTTTTACACTTGCCATTATGATTTATTTAATATGTTTTATTTGTTAATTATACACTCTGATTTCGATTGGGGGGTTGTCTAATAAAGTATCAAAAGGAAGTTCTACAATAGGATTTGTAGAATAAATATTAACAGTATTAATATTGTTTGGTATTACAGATATAACTTTAAATCCAGTCCCATCTTCCGCAGTTGTGGAAGTTCCTTGGCCAAATGTTTTGTTTAAAGTAAATAATCCATCAGAATTTGCTTGATAAAGTCCTGTTTGCGAGTAAGTCCAATAGATATTCCCAATAGTGTTCTCTAACACTGTTACTACTGGTGCGCCTTCATTATATTCTAAAGCCCCATCATTGCCCCAACTATTTGGTGTAGTTCCTGTAGCTACAAAAGAAGTTTCAATATCATTGTTAGGAGCACCTACATTTGTAAAATCCCAACTATCACCCCCATCATTTACAATAAAATATGTAACTCCAATAGTTAAATTTCCGCTTCTTTTTGTAATCGGGTTGCTTCCGCCACTCTGTGTTAATAAAGCAGTATAAACTTTGTAAGGTCTAGTAAATGAACCTATTTCTTGTACTGTGGTTTTTACTGTATCATTACCTTGTACAATAGGTAATACTTCTGAACCTGTTAATGGTCCTGAAGGGTTTAATTCTGTTATTTTTACACTTGCCATTTTTATTTAAATTATTGAGTTACAATATATTGACCATTTTGAGATAATAAACAATTTGAATTTTGAGTAATAAGATGAGTTAATAAATTACAACATTCAAAAACTTTTTTAATTACTCCAGTAAAACTAATTGTTTCAACAGTTTTTCTAGGTCTTATAACATCAGTGGTAATCCACCACTGTTCACTTCTTAATCCAGGACAGAAGGTTTCTGTAAATTCACAATTATAAATATCCATTACTATTTTGTTAAGAGAAGTCCAGTTAGCTCCTGGTTTTTTTCTTCCCTTTAATAAGTAGGCTTTTCTAATAAAAAAATCTGCTTGGTTTTCACAACAAGGAATGTTAAAACAACTAAAAATGTCATTAACAACATCTGTCATATTAATGAAAGCCCCTTGATTGACTTGCTTTATTTTACTTTCAATAATTGCCTCTGAAAGAATTAATGTATTTTTCATGTATTAATTTTTTTTTATTTTGATTATTTAAAATCAAATGTAAATTTAAAAAATAATTTTAAATTTATTGTTTTTAATTTTTATTTTTTTTTGTTTATAAAAAAAAATAGGTGGCAAAGAAAACTCTACCACCTACCCACACAAAACAACAGATATATTAATTTAAATTAATATATTTTATTATTATAATTTATGCAATACAATCAAGTTCAATTGTTTTTCCACAAGGGCCTGTAGTAACAAATACATTTAGTACTCCTTCTACAGCTGCTTGAGTTACAGTATCTGTATTAGGAATTAGAATTGTAGTTATAAACTTAGGTGTCCATTTTTGACTATTAGCATCTTCATTAGTAGATGTTGAATGGTGTCCTAGTGAATACTGGCAATATGATTTTTCACACTCTACTAGCAAATTTTTAGTTCTTGAAACTTCTAGTTGAGCATAGTATGGAGCTCCTGTAGTTTCAACTTCATTGTTCAAACCATCAAAACCTGTACCACCTGGCATTTCCATATACTCTTCCCACTGAAGATCTGCACCTATACCTTTTGGCATAGCTAAAGCTGATAAATTTTGAGTTGCAAGTGTACTATTTGGTGCCCAACCTGAATTTAAAATAGTTTGGATAGAACCAATAGTGTATCTTTGCATAATGCTTTCAGCTGTAGGGAAACAACCACACTCTTGAGTATTAACTTTGAAAGTTATTGTAAATCCTGCAGCATAAGTAACTCCATTAACTGTAAGAGCACCCCCTGTAATATTAGCAACTGAAGCTACATATTTTTTTAGTAATTCATTTCCTTGAATTTCTGCAATGAATTTATTTCTCAAATCATTTACATTTGGAGTATAATCACAATCACCATCACATGAAGGACAAACTTCTGATTGTACAGAAATTAGTTCTGTATGAAATCTATTTTCTGGGTAGAAAAAGTTTAATGTTGGATCACGCAATTGAATACCAATTGAGTAATTAGTAGAGCAATCAATACAAGAGAAATAAAATGAAGCAGTATTTGAACTACCTGCTTGTGGAGCATCTACATTAGCATAATCAATAAGACATGAAGAAAGGGTTTCTCCATTACTTACTCTTACTTTTTTAGACTTTGTAGCTTGACCAGTAACAACACCTACACCTATTGCAATAAAAATTTCTTTTACTCCTACAACAGTAGAAGCATTTACTGCAGTATTAGTTTCAGCGTTAAAAAATCCAATTTGACCTGGAGCCAAATTGTACCATTTGTTTACTGCATCGTACAAAGCTGTACCAGTTGTAACAATAGCAGCATTTCCTTTGGTTGGAAGGAAAATAGTTTTTTGAATTCTAGTTGACATAATTTATTTATTTAAAGTTTTTTAAGATTATATTTTTGATATGTTTAAAATTTTATTTAATTGAGATTCAAAATCTATAGTGTTTCCGATATCTCTCATTGCAATTAATACTGCAATATCTATTATTTTGTTTGCTTGGAATGTAGAGTCAATTTCTATGTCTCTTTGAACTGCAGGAGTTCCATCAGGTAAGTTATAAGTTCCTCCTCCATTTAAAAAATCTACAGGATTACCTGGTCTTAAAGGCTTTCTGATATAAGTTAAAAATACTTTTTCTATATCAAAATCTTCATAATAAAGATATAATTTGTTTCCTGAAAGATCTAAATTTACTCTTTCAAAAGTAAATGAAGAATTAAACATAGGATCATTTACATATATATCATCTTTTTGAACAATGTAATTTTTTATTTTCTTTTTATTCTCACATTGGTTATGTTTACACAAAGAATATGATTCTAAATATCTATAATAATCCAAAGGCAAATTTGCAGTATAATACTCATCAGTTACTTTAGTAACAGGTATTTCTAAATCTTTAATTTCTAATTGCCTAATGTCATCTCTTCGCTTTTGATTTAACTCTAATTGCTCACAAATACTTTCAACATAAATTATATAGGCCTCAAATATGTACTCATCAATCTGAGGTATAAGAAAATTTGCATTTCTTAATCCATCTACCTTATTAGCGTGTTGTTTAAATTTATAGTGGGCTTCTTTTATAGAATACATTACTTCATCTTAGCTTTTAAAGCCTCCTCTAAAGTCAACAATAATGCAGAATTTTCTGGTTTAGATAAGAAGTCTACAATATGTATTGTGTCAGTAGCAAGAGTCTCTCCATTAAATAATACTTTTGTACTTTCTTTTCTTAATATTGCATATTGAAACAACTGCTCTGTTAAAACTGTTAATTCTAATTTTGCTTTATTTTTAGGGTCTGATAATTCTAAGAATAAATCTTGAATAGCTGTTAGTGTTTCTCTAGAAGAATTTTCTGTAATTTTAGAATAAAGTAAATCTTCTACAATAACTTCTTTTTCTTCACCTGTTAATTTTATTCCTAACGCTGTAGACATATTTTTCTTTTGAGTCTTAGTAAGTCCTTCAAATCTAGCATGTAGTTTACTAACTCTTTCTCTCTTAGTCTCTCTAACTATAGCATCTGCCTCTTCATCTGCAATAATCCATTCTGCTGTTGGGTGTTTTGACAAATTATTTTCTCCCACAATTGTCATAGGGTCTGCAGTCATAATAGCATAAACTAATTCATCTAAAGGATTTCTTAAGTCTAATATACTTATATCTCTTCCTAGTTTTGCCTTGCAATTTTTATTAGTAAAAAATGGATCTAATCTATTTGATGAATCTGCTTCTGAAATTTTTGTTCCAGTAATTTCATCATTAAATCCTAGTTTTTTTACTAAAATATTTATTTCTTCTTTAGTATATCTAGCATTAACAGGTCCTAAATTATATTGATAAGTTGCTTTATCAAATCTAGGTCTAATAGTATTACTATTAGCTAAGAAGGCGTAAGTTTCTCCAATTTGTTTATAGGAGGGATCAATATTTACCTGCCAATGTTTATTTTTTAAAATATTAGGGTAAATCTTTACTTTTTGTGGTCGTGAGTGTGTGTTTGACATATTTTTTAGTTTTTTTGTGTGTGTATACTTATGTTTAGTGTGAAGAATGGAGTTGAACCATTTCGAGTTAGATTCCTGTAATCTACTTCACTATAAAAAAAGGGGTGATTAATGGGTTCACCCCTTGAAACCCTCAAGGAATTTATCTTCCTCTCAATACTGCAGGGATTAGTTCCCCACACTTAGTAACATCTTTTACAAGGATACCAGCATCTTCCATTCTATGTACAGTCCAGAAGTCACCAGCATGAGACATTAGTGCACCTTGGCTATTTCCATAAGGGTTAGATAAACCACCTGTGTAACCATAAGCAACATCTCTTGAAGATTTCAAATAAGCAATGTTTTTACCAAAGCCATCGCCCAAACCATAGTTTATAAATGTAAATCTTGAAGATTCTGCTGGATAACCATTCTCATCTAGAATAGTGTTGAAAGTTACATCATCATAAGCTTTCATATGCATAACTGTCAATGAACCACCAAATTTCAATTTGTACTGTGTCCAAGGAGTTTCAGTATAAGACAATCCTGTTGGACCACCTGGTACCAATGAAGTTCCATCAGTTTTAATAAAATAATCTTTCATATCTTTGAAGAAACCTTGAGTTATTTGATTGATAGCCTCATCAAACAATCTTAGTCCTATTTCACCTGTCCACATTACAACATTACGTTGGTCATAAGCTACTCTACCAAAGAATATATCTTGCAAAAAGTCTTTAACTAGACCTATTGTAAAAG